CAGCTGTACCGACAAATAATCGCGGCGTCATCGTCACGCCTGAACGGTTTGCCGTCTGCTTTGGTTGCGACGGTGAATCGCGCCGCGTCGGCTGGAGCGGTCAGGAGGACTACACGGAGTGGAACTTTTCGTCTGCGACGACGACAGCCGGGTTCATTGACCTCGACACGCAGTCGAAGATCGTCATGGCTGCGCCGGTGCGCGAGGGAACGCTGATCTTCACCGATGAGGAAGTCTGGCTGATGAAGTATATCGGCCTGCCGTACATCTACGGCTTTGAGCGGATCGGCTTCGGCTGCGGCTTGATTGCGCCCAAGGCGTTCGCGACATTCTCAGGGCGCTGCATCTGGATGTCGACAAACGGCTTCTGGATATTCGACGGCGGCTACGTCAAACCTCTCCCGTCCGACGTCGGCAACTACGTTTTGCAGGACATGGACCCAGCCGCCCGGCTGCTCTACACGCACGGGTCGGAGAACGGCACGTTCAACGAGGTGTGGTTCTGGTATCCGTCCACCGGCAACTCGATCCCCGATCAATACGTCTGCTACAACTATATGGAGGGGTGGTGGGGGCTTGGAGCGATGACGCGCACGGCTGCGTCTCCGTCGGGCATCTACCCATACCCGATAGCGTCAGACGGTGACAATTACCTGTACTTCCACGAAAACGGCTGGACTGCCGCAGGCGCGCCTCTGATCGGATACCGCTACGCCGAGACGGGATCGCTGAACTTGGCGAACGGCGAGACGCTGATGACGGTGAAGCAGGCGATAACGGATTCCGGCTACGGCTACGCATCGACCGAGCTGACGTTTTTCGCCTCCACGACACCTGAAGCCGCAGAGACTACGGCTGGGCCGTACACGCCACGATCAAGCGGCTACACCGACATCCGCGTCACTGGAAGAGAAGTGCGATATCGGGTAGAAGCAACCGAGGACGCACCGTGGTCTGTCGGCGACATCCGCCTAGACCTGACGCCAAGAGGCAGACGATGAAGTTTAACATTCCCACGCCACCGGAAAAGTACAACGCCTCCAATATGGCGTCAGCGTTCGAGAGCATCAAGCAGGCCATGGGCGAGGCCATCTCGCCTACGCAGGCAGTTGGTGGTATCATGTTGCAGTCAGCGGATGGCTCGGTTTACCGGATCACAGTGAGCAACGCCGGGGTGCTGACGTCAACGGCGGTGCCGCTTGGTATTAGGTGAAGATAAAATCATCGCGCTTATGGAGCGCGGCCTAGCTAGGAGCGGATCGACGCACGATCTGGATGACGTAATCCAGTGTCTGCGTGAGGGGACGATGCAGGCGATCTGGAACGACGGTGCCGTCATCGTCACCCAGATTGGCGAATATCCACGGAGGCGCGTCATCGACGTGTTTCTGTGTGCCGGTGATCTCGACAGCGTCATGGCTCTGCGGCCTGAGCTGCTCGATCTGGCAAAGAGACACGGGTGCGACTACGGTCGGGCGTATGTGAGACACGGATTGGTTAAGCCGCTTCAGGCGGCTGGTTGGAAGACGGTGCAGACCGTCATGACGTTTGAGATGGAGTAAGAGACATGGGTGGTGGCAGTCCGCAAGTGACGACGTCGAGGCAGGAACTCCCGAAGTGGCTGGAGCAGCCGACGCGGGAGAACATCGCAATCGCGGACGCAATCGCCAAGCGACCGTTCGAGCAGTACGGTGGCCAAACCACTGCCGGTCTGTCGCCAGACCAGATCGCGTCGTACAACATGACACGCGAGAACGTCGGCGCATATCAACCGGCGTACGGTGCAGCTCTGGGTACTACGGCTTCGGTCGCGGGATACCAACCCGGCACGTTCACGGGGGGCGATATCGGGGCGTACATGAACCCGTACCTCCAGAACGTCGAGGCAAACGCTCTTGGCGGTCTGGAAGCGCAGCGGCTCAAGGCGCAGCAGGGCATCGCACAAAGCGCACGCACAGCCGGTGCGTTCGGCGGTTCTCGTCAGGGTATCGCTGAAGCACTGTCGAACGTCGAGACTGCGCGTTCGGCAGGCGATCTCAGCGCGAAGATACGCTCTCAGGGTTACGACACGGCGGCTGGCTTGATGCAGTCCGACATGAACCGCGCACTCCAAGGGCAGGAGCTTCGGCTTCGGGCTGGCGGTCAGTTGTCCGACATTGCCGGTGCCGGTCAACGCGCACTATACGCTGACGCTGCGGCTCTGGAGAACATCGGCAAGTCGCAGCAGGCGCAGCAGCAGGCGCTACTCAACGACGCGTATCAGAGATACCAAGCCGAGCGGAACTACCCGATTGATATGCTCAACTTGCGCATCGGTGCTACGTCTGCCGTGCCGGGTGTCGGGACGACGACGCAGTCTACGTCTGGCGGCGGCAATTCGTTTCTGTCGTTCCTCGGTGGGCTTGGTTCAGCCGGAACTGGTCTGGCGAGCTTGCTGCCGCTGTTCGGGGCGTCCGACGAGGGCATGAAGACCGACATCACCAAGATGGGCAAGGACAAGGAGACGGGCCTCGCCCTGTACGCGTACAGGTACAAGGGCGATCCAAAGTCGTATCCGAAGGTGGTCGGTCCTATGGCTCAGGACATCGAGAAGAAATTTCCCGATCAGGTAAAAGACATCGGCGGTCGCAAGGCCGTCAACCTCGGGTTCGGGCCAATGCGCCGTGCGTTTGCGGCATAAGGAGAGCGAAATGAGTATACTCAGCGACATTGGTTCACTGTTTAGTGGCGGCGGGTACCAAAACCAAGGCCGTGGCTCTGGTGTTGTGGATCGTTACGACAGCTATGGCGCTGGTGGTGTCTACAACACATATGGCCCGAGCGGGAACATGAGCCGAGCCGAGTACCGTGACCAGTACGGTGGTCGTGATCGACCGCAAGAGCAGCGCCGAGGCGGTCAGGGCGGCGGTCAGGCTAAGCCGAAGACCATCGACGAGCTGATGAAAGAGTTCGACGTGTCGCAGTACGTTCCTACGACACCGGCGACAAGCTATATGCCATTCTACAACGCAATCCCGCTGGACTACGCCAACACCGCGGGGCCGCAGTCACCGGCGACGCAGATGGACTACGGCAATATGGTGCAGCAGTCTCTCCTCGCGGCACCGCAGCCGTCTATGCCTTCCGGTATCCTCGGCCCGTCAGTGCAGTCGCAGACGCCTCTCACGGCACCGATCAGCTATGAGGACTTCCTGCGCTACTACCGCGGTGGTGTCTGATGGACCCAAAGCTTCAAGCAATACTTGACCAGATTTTGGCAAGCTACCCCAAGGTGCGCCTAACCTCGGGCGTCCGCACGGAGCAGCAGAACACTGCCGCCGGCGGGGCTAAGGGGTCGCAGCACCTTCAAGGCAACGCGGCAGACTTGAACCTGAGCGCATACTCGCCGGAGGAGCAGGCGCAGATCGCCGAAGCGTTGCGCAAGGCTGGCGCGACAGGTTTCGGGTTCTACCCAAAGAGCGGCTCGCTACACGCAGACATCGGCACGCCGCGTTACTGGGGGCCGAACTACTCGAAGACGTCTCTCCCTGACACGCCAGCGTGGTTCCAACAGTTCGCCGGTATGCAGGGTCAAGATGCTCCAACTGGCGCTGGCGGTACGCAGATGGCGTCAGCACAGCCCGTCTACGCGCAAGACCTCGCCACGACGATGCGCCTGATCGGCAGCAAGATCGCGCCGGGGTCTATCGACGCGCCCGTGCCTATGACGCCGGAGCAGCAGGCTGCGTCTAAGGTGCAGCAGGGTCGGCTTGCGGATGCGGGTAAGTCGTTCGCGCAGCTCGCGGCTCTGTCGGCGCAGCAAGACCCGGTAGAGATGCTGCGGCAATTCGATTTCCAGAGGCGCAAGCCTCCGGTGCTACAATACCCTCGCGGACTGCTTTAAGGAGACACGACATGGTAGGGCTTCTCGACTTCTTCACTGGCGGCGGCGAGTACGCAGACCCGAACGCAATCGACGAGCGCTACGGCGTCTCTAGGGGCGACGTGCGTCAGGCTGCGCTGAACACACTCGGCAACGTGTCCGGGCTGCTCTTGGCTGCCGGTCAGCCGATGAGCGGATCGCAGCGCGCGCAGCTGCTCGGTCAGCTTGGCCCGGCATTTGGTGGAGCGCAGACGGACATCTACAACGCGGCACAGCGACGCCTGCTCGGTGCGGAGAACGAGCAGAAGATGGCTCAGATGCAGCAGATGAAGTCTCTGGCCGACGAGATGAAAGACCCGGCAGCGTTTGCGGCCAAGTACGGCTTCAACCCCAGCGGTCTGCCGCCACAGGCCGTGTCGGAGATCATCATGGGGCAGCGTAAGGCTAAGGCTCTGGAGACGGATGCGGATGTTCGGATGCGTGAGATATTATCTGGAGGCGGCAATGTATCGCCTACGCAGGCGCTTACCGCTGGCGGTGGTCCGACTGTCGATAATGCCGCAACGATTGGCCAGCCGCAGGACTCAGCAACTCTCGCTCAACGATATATTGCTGCGGGTAACGTAGCGATGCAGGCTGGACGCATCGAGGACGCGAACAAGCTGTTTGATGCTGCGAAGAAAATTACGCCTGAAGTGACAAAGCCTACGGCTGACGTAGGTAATTACGAGTATTATGCTGCGCAGGAAATAGCACAAGGTCGTGTGCCACTGAGCTTTGCGGAATATACCAAGGCTAGGTCTGGCGGGACAAACGTGACAGTGAATGCAGGGGATAAAAAAGCGGATGAACTTGCAGCGAAAAGGATAGATGATGCTTATGGCGCTGGTAACATAGCTGCGTCTGCTTTGCAGGACTTTGCAATCATGGAGGAGCTGATCGGGTTGGGGCCACAAGGCCCACTACAGGGCGCGATAGCGGAGATGTTCCCGTTTACGTCTGATGCCGGTACAGCATTAACTTCCATAATCAATAGGGTCGCCCCAACATTAAGAGTTGAGGGTTCAGGATCGACATCTGATATTGAGTACGCTGGTATGTTGAAGTCTTTACCAAGACTAATGAACACCCCAGAGGGTAACAGGCTTGTGCTTCAAATTATGCGCAACAAAGCTCAGATGAATATGCTGTATGGCCAGATTGCGGAAAGAGTTTACACAGGCGAATTGAGCCGTGAGGACGCGTTCAAAGAGATAAGCAAGCTCAAAAAGATGCCGCTGATCTCACCGGAAACGAAAGCCTATTTGGATCGTTTAGAGAAGCCTTCAGGTAAGAGTTCGACTACCAACGCACCACCGACCGTCGATGAAATTACAGACGACGTAAATAAATACCTCAACCAATAAGGTGACAGCATGGCAACTATTGATCAGATGAATCAGGCGCTGAAGAACGCGCAAGCGAAAGCCGATGCTGGGGATAAGGAAGCCGCTGCGGCTGTGGTTCGGCTCAGGGCAGCACTTGGGGCTTCAGCTAACCTTGGCCCGGCACCGACGACTATGGAGGGGTTGAAGCGTGGCGCTCTCGATGTCGGTCAGGGCTTGAAGCAGATGTACCTCATGGCGACTGATCCGAACGCGGCTCAGGCGTACACGGCAGACGTAAACAAAGAGATCGCCGACTACGAGGCTCGTAGGGTGGCGGCAGGCAAGCCATACACGGGATACAAGGGGACGGCCCAGAATACGGCTTCGTTCGACTTTAACCGCGCTCTTGGATCGACGGCGGTCACGGCACCGCTTATGTTTATCCCCGGCGGTCAGTCGTCGATCATCCCGCGTATGCTCTCCGGTGCTGGAGCTGGCGCTCTGGCTGGGGTGTCACAGTTTGCCCCGTCCGGCACGGGGCTTGAGAAGGCGGCGCAGGGACTGATCGGCGCTGGTCTTGGCGCAGTTATCCCAGAGATACCGAGAACCGCAGTAGTCGGCGCTACAGCGCTTGGTCAGCTTGGCCGAGCTGGTGTGCGAGATGCCGCCTCAGTCCTCACGCCAACCAGCAAGATCACGCAAGACCTGATCACCGGGCTACAGGCCGCTGCGCCAGAGGTCGACTTCTCGCGCATGACCGCTCAGATGCAGCAGAACCTGTTGCAGGACGCACGGCAGCAGCTCTCGGTTACGGGTCAACTGGATCCTGCCGCGCTGCTCCGTATGCGCGACTACAGAACGCTCGGCGTTGAGCCGACTATGGGCCAAGCGACGCGTGACCCGCGTCAGTATGCGACAGAACGAAATACGGCTGGCATCGCTGGCGTGGGTGAGGATTTGCTAACCCGCTTCAGGCAGCAGCCTGAGCAAGTCCGGTCGGCGCTTGAGAAGATGATCGTCGGGGAGGCTGAGACGCCAATCGCCGCCGGTCGTTCGGCTATCGGTGCCATCGGTGAACGCAAGATGAAAACCGGTATGTACGCCGAGCTTGGCAAGCCCATTGATGATGCGTTTAATGCAGCGAGAGGGTCAACCGGCGCGGATGACGTACTTCCGTTCTCGTCGTATGAGGCGCGTATTGCTGAAACGGTTAGGGACTTTAGCGACAAGATACCGGGTCCGGTACTGCAACGGCTTGGAGATTTTGCCGGTGCTGAACCAAAAAAAGCGTTTAGCATCAGGGAAGCCGCAAAAATGCGCGAGCTACTCAATGCGAGAATACAGGACGGCGATCCCAGTACTGCTCTAGCGCTCGGAAAAATCAAGCGCGAGCTTGACACGTTCATGCTTGACCAAGCCGACGCCGTTGGCGATGCTGGGTCGGAAGCTATACAGAAATTCCGTGCCGGAGCTGAGTTGTCAGCGAAGAGGGCGCGTGAGTTTGAACCTGTCTCCGATGTCGTATCTGGCAAGATTGCGCCGGAAGATTTCTTCGGCAAGTACGTCCTGCGCGGCAAGGTAGACGACGTCGTCAAGCTCAAGGGCTTGCTGACACGGACGGACGTAAGCGAAGAGATGGCGCAGAAGGGTGCGCAGGCGTGGGACGATATCCGAGGCGCTACGGTGCGGCACCTCTTGGACAAGGCTGCCCCAATGGGTGAGGGCTTCTCTCAGGCTAACTTCAACAATGCTCTGAAGGCTCTCAACAAGAACAACATGGTCGACGAGTTGTTCACGCCCGAGGAGAAGGGGATGCTCTTCACGATCTCGCGTGTATCTCAGAACTTGTTCAAGGAGCCGGTGTCTGGTGGCGTGCCTCTCATTAACCGATCAGGAACGGGCGCGGCACTGTTTAACCTAATGCAGAAGGGTTCTGTCGTGCCGGGCATCGGTACGCTCGTGCAGCCAAGCCTAGACGCGCTGAAACAGCAGGTGCAGCAGGCCGCAGCCCAGAGGATGCTGGCCGGATCGTCCGCGTCACGCGCCCTGCAATCCGCAGCTGATGCCGCGCAGCGCAAGACCGCTGGCGACTTGACGCGGTTCCTGCCTACGTCACCGTTTGCTGCGGCTGTGGGTGAGCGTGAGCGGCAGAACCCGACGCTCATCGAGGGCTTGTTGGCGCGATAACTTCACCGTGCTACTATCGCGCTGCTCGCTGCTTCAAGCGAGGGCGTTGAGAGATGTCTCCGTCAGCCCCACTGGTGCCTCCCGCCGGTGGGGCTTTTTCGTGCGCGAAATTATTTTTCGTTTATGTGTGTTTCCCCTATTGCATCTTTTATAGAAGATGCGTATAACTGATTCACGGTCGAGTTGACCGGCAAACAAACGGGAGCAAGAAAATGAATTTAGAGCAGCATATGGAAGCCCGCCTCAATCGCCGCTTCGCCGCAGAAGATCGCTATCTTGGACGCCTTGAGCGTCGCACGTTGCAATCGGAAGCCCTAATCGGCGAACTGTGTGTTGAAGGAAAGACGGTCTACTACATAAATTTGCTTAACAAGGACGGACGTTACACCGGAAAAATCAAGCAAGGTGGGTGGGGCGAATTAATTGTCTACCTCATCCGCAACAACTACGTCTAATCAAAACGGGGAGCTTCGGCTCCCCACCAACAAACGGGAGAAGAAAATGACTGGCTACATCAAATCAATATCGGAAATCACTGGCATCACCGACATCGCGCAGCTTGAGCTTATCGAGGATTGTATGCGCCACGACGTGTTCCACTCGACGCTTGACTGGCAGACTGCCAAGCAGTTTCGCGATGGCGCACTGGTGGCTCTCGACGTGCTCAAGGAAATGGGTGAACTATGAAACTCATCACCGCAAAAACAATGGCTGACTTGAGACACAAAATTTACACGCATGAAGGATGGACACGCACATCAGGTGAAAGCTACGCGAAACGGATTAAGTCTGCATACTCAATCACAATGGACATTAAAAACAATCAATGGATAGGAGTGAAGAAATGAAACTCATCACATTCATCATCGAGGGCATCGGCTTCGCGCTATTCATGGCCGCAGTGTGCGGCTCCATGATCGTGCTCGACGCAATCACAAACTGAAACGGGAAACGAAAATGAACAACTCACCACTGGAGGCCGTGTTCCACGCCTACCGAAAGGCGGGATCGGTCGAGGCTCTCGCAAAAGAGTTAGACGTGTCGGAGCAGTCCGTCGACAACTGGCTGAACATGAGGACGCGACCGCAGCGCGGCACCATCGAAAACATCATCGACTTCGCCACGCGCAAGCCGTCAACGCTGCCGGAGGAAGTCGTCGTGATCACTCGCATGATGACGTCGGAAGCGGCATCGGTCTACGGATACTCTGAGACAAACGAAGGCGACAGTGTGTTCCTACCGCCGCACATCGTCAGCGAATTGCATGAGAAGGGATACGTCGAGGGCGACGTGTTCACGGCTCGCTTCAAGCCGCAGGACCACTCAAGCGCACCCTACTACTGCGTGAAGGTGATCCGATGAGTATGGTCATGGACGAGATGGTCGACCATTATAAGGGCGTGCGTCAGCGCATGGCCGACGCCGCTAACCGGCACAGGAAAGACAAGATCGCTGAAGCCAAGGCCAAGGCAGAGGCGGACGCTCGGGCTGCGGCTGAGTTGGCCGAGAAGAACAAGCACATCACGCGGCAGCAGATCGAGAGAGTGAAGCGGCAGTGGGAGGAGCAGATCGCCATCACGAAGCAGCAGCTCGCGCTCCGCAAGCGAGACTGGCTAAAGATCACGAATGAGATCATCGACGCCAGAGAGATATCGTGGCGCGAGTTGGTGTCACCGGATCGTAGCTACAGGCTCGTCGCTGCGCGTCAGCACGTCTGGTACGCAATCCGCCTTGAGCTGAAGTTGAGCTATCCACAAATCGCGGCCAAGTTTGGCCGAGATCACACGACTATCATGCACGGCTGTCAGCAACACGCAAAGAGAATTGGAGTAACCCTTGACCAACCGAAAAAATCACCGAGCTACGCTGGAAGAGACACTGGCCACCATCACGCAGAGAGGAACGGAGTACGGCGACCCAAGGCCGTCGTTCAAGCGCGCCTCACTGTTCGCGAGCACATTGCTCGGCAGGACGGTCACGCCCTATGACATCGCCATCGTGATGATGAGCGTAAAACTGTCTCGGATATCGAACGAGCGGAAGCATGACAGCTTCGTCGACCTGATCGCGTACGCATCATTCGCAGACGAGTACGCTGAAGACGCAGTGCCAGAGGAGGCGCTGAAGATACGCCTCGACAATGTCGCGGCAGACATAGACGAAAACATCCGCGAGATCGCGAAGACGCTCGCGCCAATGAAGGGAGAACGTAAATGATATTCTCGGCAATCATCCCGCTCGACGATGTCGACGTCGAGATCATGGGGAAGTACAGCGGACTGTCGATACGGGACGGCGAGGCGCACGTACGCTTCAACCACCCGCACGACGAGAACCCGTGGTACCTCGACAGCATCGTGTTCGGCGGCGGTATAGTCATCACGATCGACGATGCTCGCGACCCGATAAAGCACCCGGTGGTCAGTGCCATGTGGGCTTCGGCTTTGGCGTATATCGAGGATACCGCAGACGAGATGGCAGAGCGGGGGAGCGACACATGGTAGAGGTGCGCAGGGATGGCGATGACGTGTTCATCGTGATGAAGGACCACGCTCTCGCGGGGTGGTTCAAGTGGAGCGCCAGCCGGGGACGCTGGAGGGCGTACACGGTGCGCGGCAGCGTGAGTATGCACACGCTTCGGTCTGACGCGATTGATACGATTGTTGGTTACACGGTAGGGGGTGAGTGATGGGAATGTACAGAAACCGGATGCCTGACCGTGAAGTTTCAGCAGAAATGACAAAGGCTGATTACTGGGAAGTTCAGGCCGATATGTGGCACCAGAGTTGGAAAGAAGCCGACGACGAGATTGAGCGGTTGCGGGAAGCACTGCGGGAAATTTATGAGGTGTATGCGGGGTCAGAAGGAATACCTCAACCCATGACCGCAGCGGAGGGTTACCTGTTATCGCTTCTTATGGAAGCTGTTGAGATTGCATCAAAAGCACTTAAGGAGAAAAAGTGATGGAAACCGTTGAACAGATCAGCAAGCTACAGTTGCAACTCAAGATTCTTCAGGACGATGAAATGCAAGACGCTAAAACCATCCACAATCTGTCAAAAATGGCGGCGCGGTTCCGCATAGGGCTACAGCGGATATACGAGCTGCACAATAGCGGCGATGAATATAGCGAGCGCGAGATCAACGACAAGACATATGAAATCGTTGTTGACGCACTAGCGGGGTATGCCTGCGGTCGCGATCAAGGCCCACGTCTCGATGATCGCGGCAGCAATCTGGACGGAAACTGAGCGATGATGCTCGACCCAGACTGCTTCATCTCCGTGATGCTGATCGCGTCTGCTGCGTGTATCGCCACAGCAATAACCATAATGATCCAGTCAATGATGAGGGACGACGATGATAACCTATGACCTGCCAGCGGCAGACTACCACGCCATCGACGCGCTATCGGCCAGTGGCGCGAAGCTATTGCTGAAGTCACCGGCGCACTACCTTGCGGCGAAGGAGCACCAGCGCGATCCGACACCGGCGATGGCGTTCGGTTCGCTCGTACACTCTCTGGTGCTCGAGCCGGACACGGTCGACGCTCTCTACATCGCGGCACCGAAGTTCGACAAGCGCACGACTGCCGGTAAGGCTGCGGCTGAGAAGTTCGACGCGACCGCAGGCGGCAGGACCGTCGTCGACATGGACCTGTTCCAGAAGGCGCAGCGCGTCGGTGATTCCGTCCGCTCGCACCACCGTTACAGCGAGCTGCTCAAGGGCGCGAAGTTCGAGGCGTCGATGTTCTGGGACCAGCACGGCGTGCCGTGTAAGGCCAGAGCCGACGCGCTGAACGGCTCCTCGATCATCGACATCAAGACGACGAGGGACGCATCGCCTGATGCTTTCGCTCGCAGCGTCGCGACATTCCAGTATCACGTTCAGGCGGCGCACTACTTGGATGGCTACAGCATCGCATCGGGCTTCCCGGCTGATCGTTTCGTGTTTCTCGCCGTCGAGACTGAGGCACCGTTCGCCGTCGGCGTGTACGTGCTCGACGCGGCGAGTATTGCCGGTGGCGCTGAGATGATGTCGCAGGCCGGACGCGCTTACCGGATCTCGCAGAACGCTACGGCGTGGAAGGGTTACTCGCCGGACATCGTCGAGATCGCTGTGCCAAGATACGCGATGCCTGTGGAGATGGGCTGACCGCGATCTGGACAGCATCGCATAAATCGGACAGATATACGTTAGGGAGATCACAATGACTGACACGATACACTTAATGGTGAGGATGATGGACGAGCGGCGCATCGAGCGCGGTCTGTCCAAGCGCGACCTGTCTCTGAAGGCGGGGCTGGCTCACGGCACGTTCTGGCATATCACCAAGAAGCCCGAGGGTATCACGCTGGGTACGGCTATCGCGCTGTGCGAGGTGCTGAACTTCACGCTGCAAGTCAGCGTCCTGCGCGACGTGTTCGGTGACGAGATTACCGACCGCGAGATCGGTGCTGCGGCATGATCATCGGGATTGACCCCGGCGCGTCTGGCGCTATCGCGGCGTTCAACGTGGAGACAGGCCACCTGTCCGTGATGGATATGCCGGTCATGGAAGTCATGCGCGGCAAGACGCTGAAGCGCGAGCTAAACGCACCGCTGCTGGCGGGTATCTTCAGCGACCTCGACGCCGACTTCAAGATCACGGCTGTGTTTTTCGAGAAGGTCGGCGCGATGCCGGGGCAGGGCGTCTCGTCGATGTTCGCCTTCGGTCGCAACGTCGGCACAATCGAGGGCATCATGGCCGCGTTAGAGTGGCCGGTCAGCTACGTCACGCCTCAGGCTTGGCAGAAGGCGGCCAGCGTGCGGCAGGGTAAGGACGGTTCGCGCATGAGGGCCATCGAATTATTTCCAAGTTATGCACAGCTTTTCGCTCGCAAGAAGGACGACGGGCGGTCAGACGCCGCGCTGATCGCTTGGTACGGGGCGACACGCTAACCCTCTCACGGCAGGGATAAGCCGCGACCGGCACCACAGCGGGACTGCGGTATCTGAGTACGTAGGAGAAACACGATGTTATCATTTCCGCAGAGCAGTTCAGGTCGTCCGTGGGCGCGTCTCGACGCACGCACGGGGCTGATGTTTATCTCGTCGCCGGAGGGCGACAAGGTACCCGTCGACCTGAAGGGCAAGGCGCTGGGCTTCGACATCGCCAACGCGAAGCAGGGTTGGCTTGCCGTCGGCACGGCAGGCGCTGACTGGCAGGACTTGCCCGAAGGCGGTGGGTGGGGCAATCCGCCGAGCGCGGACCACAAGCCAGCCGTCGACATCGACATCTGGTGCAAGGACCCCGCGTTCGGTGACGCACCTCTGCGCACGTCACGCGGCAACTCTCGGGCTTTTACGCAGCTCGTGCAGGAGATCGCGAAGAAGGTGGGCGACGTGCAGGGCGGTGCTGAAGCGTCAAAGCGTGCGCTGCCGCTGATCAGGATCGACGCCGTGCGCATCGTGAAGGTCGGGCAGGGGACGTCTGTCTCGTTTGACTTCACGCTCGCGCAGATTGCTAATTGGGTTCCGCGAGTTGGTGTGGCTGAAGTGGCTCCTACTTCAGCAGAGCCACCGGCGCGGCCGATCGCGTCTCTCGGTGGTGGTGGGGATAGCGCCGCCGAGTTCTAGACCGATCGAACAGACCGCCGGTGCGTTTGTGAGGAGCGTGCCGGCGGTCACTAAGAAACACGGTAGGGAGGCGACCGATGGGCAATGTGACCATGCAGCAGCAATTAGACAATCGAGATACCTACACCATGCAGCTCGCGTTCGCGGCTGGGGGTTACAAGGACGTCATCCTGACGCCTAAGACGTACTCGCTGCGGCAGCTCTCTGAGCGCCTGAGCCAAGTCCGCGTCGGGCCGAAGGACGGCGCGTACATGATACGCGGGGGCGATCTCAGCATCACTAAGCGCTCGGACGAGAACCTCAACACGGCTGAGCTGATCGTACTCGACGGCGACAGCTCATTCGATCCCGAGACTGGTGAGATATCGCCCGGCGCTCCGTCGATCTACGCCACGCATGAGGCGCTGCGCGACATGGGCATCGCGCACATTATCCACACAAGCCACAGCAACAGGGGCGAGGACGGCGTCGTCTCGTTCTGGAAGTATCGCGTCGTGATACCGTGCCGCACGGCGTCCGTGGACGAGCTGCGCGACGGCGTGGACTTCCTCATCGCGCAGCTGCACGAGCGCGGTGTCTACATCGCGGAGGTGTCGGAGAATTACCGCTGGAGCCAGCCGTGGTTCCTGCCGCGTGTACCTACGGAGGATGAGAAGTCGCGCTTCGTGCACCGCGAGTTTATCGACGGCGAGATCATGGAGATCGCGACAGCGTCACGGTGGGCGTGGGCGCGGAAGCAGAACGACATGGTCGAGGAGACGGTGATATCGAACAGCGGTATCATCACGGCACACCCACCAGCGACGACGTCCGTGATCTCGGACTTCAACGCCGCGCACGGCGTCGACTGGGTGCGCGATCAGCTCTCAAGGGCAGGCTATCGCTTCTCATACTTCGATAAGCGCAGGGGCGTGTACCGCTACACGCGACCGGGATCGGAGACGGGTGTCGCGGGTGTCGTCGTGTTTCGGGGCAGCCGTGGCGATTGGTGCGTGTACTCGCACCACGGTGCCGCCGATCCGCTGTCGGGAAAGACGAGCGATCCGTTCTCGCTGCTGGCCACGCTGAATTTCGCTGGGGATAACTCGCAGGCATACCGATCAATCGCTCCGCGTGAGCCGACGATCACGGAGCAGCTCGCCAGTCGTGCTGCGGCTGCGGACATTACGCAACCTGTACAGGTAGCGCACGAACCGCAAACGAATAAGGAACCCGCGCCCGATGCACAGATCACGCCGGAGCGCAAGCTGTTCGACATCGTGCACTTCAGCGAGCTGCGTGAGGAGGCCGTGCAGTGGGTCGTGCGTGACCTGATACCGGCTAACGGTTTCGTGGCGCTGTTCGGTAGGCCCGGCAGCTACAAGTCATTCGTCGCCATGTACATCGCCAGCCAGATCGCGTCGGGCGGCAGCGTCTTCGGCAAGGAGACTACGAAGGGCGGCGTGCTGTACGTGGCCGCGGAGGGTCAGGGCGGCATCTTCAAGCGCACGGCTGCGCTGATGCAGAAATACGAGATACCGGCTGCGGCGGAGTTCTACTTCCTGCGCCAGCCGCTGAACCTGCGCTCGTCGCTCATAGACCTCGACACGCTGACGGCATCTCTTGAGGCGAAGAACGTCAGGCCGTCGCTGATCATACTCGACACGCTGGCGCGGAACTTCGGCAATGGCGAGGAGAACTCGGCGACCGACATGGGTGCCTTCATCATGGTGATTGGTGAGATGCAGCGCAGGATCGGCTGCGCCGTCATGGTTGTCCACCACGCAGGCAAGGACGACACGAAGGGTATGCGTGGGTCGTCTGCGTTACTCGGTGCCGTCGACGCGGAGCTGGAGTGCGTGCGCACGTCTTCGAGCGACGACGAGAAGCGCACGGGCAAGATCACGTCGACGAAGATGAAGGACGGCGAGGACGGTGTCGAGCACCACTACAGCATGGCGGTGCGCTACGTCTCGCCGACGGACAATACGATTACGTCTCTCGTGATCGAGCCGATTGATGCGCCGGGCGACGGGGTGGGTGGTGCTGCATCTTCAGGCAGGCAGTCTCGCAACCGGTCGAGCCGCGTGCAGAGCGAGGCAGAGTTGAGCTTCAGCATGGCGATGAGGGAGGGCTCGGTTGTCGTCTCTGGCGTCGGGCCAATACCAGACGGGACGCGGTGCGTGAGGGAGGAAATGTGGCGCAACTACTTCCAGCAGGTCAGCGTCTCGGAGCACGGTGATGCCCAGCGCAAGGCTTGGCAGAGGGCCAAGCAGGGGATGCGTGATACGGGTCGCGTCGGCTTCTACTCGCCATACTTCTGGGAAACTGGTGAGGATTAGGGCGTGACATTTGAGTGTGACATATGGCGTGACAGTGTGACTTCAACTGGTTCTGCGATAGGACCGGTAGCGTGACATCTCACACACCCCCCTCTTTAGAGGGGGGGTGTAATGTCACACTGACGGGATCGGGACAATTAGCGAGCGTGACACGTAGAGTTTGTGGAGAGGGAGAGAGAAGATGGAGCAGATGACGCAGACACCGGAGACGGGTAACGATGAGTATGATGGTTCGGGGGCGCGCTGCTACTCGTGCCGATACTGGCACCGAGTTGGTAATCTTGATGAGGCGGATCAGCGTGGTCAAATTCTTGGGCAGTGCCGCAGGAACGCTCCAGCCGGGGATACCCTAACGCGGTGGCCTGACGCTTGGTCGAAGGAATGGTGCGGCGAGTACGAGGTGCTCAAGGAACTTGAGGGAGAGGGAAGATGAAGCCAGTTGCCGTGCTGCCGGTTGCGAGGATCGGCGTCGGGACGTGTGGGGAGTGTCGCTACTGGTTGAGGGATCAGGAGCAGGATGACAGTGGCGAGATCGTGGGGGAGTGCCGCAGATCGCCGCCGACGTTCACGGTCGTGTTCGTGCCGGAGGAGCCGACGCCGTTTGTCTCGGGGTCGAGTGACTGGCCGACGGTTGCCGATGACGCGTGGTGCGGCGAGTTCTCGCCGAAGTACGGGAGGCAGTGATGGAAGACAGCAAGACGGAGTATTGGCAGACGCAAGCGCTCGAGTGGCATGAGCGATACAAGGCCGCGCTGAAGTACGAGCTTGACCACGCGTCGTTCAAGGAGGCGCTCGAGCGCTTGGCGTCGGGCAGGTGGACAGCGGATCGGGGCCGGGCCATCGCGCAGAGGGCGCTCGATACGCGGAGGGTGCAGTGATGGCGAAAGATGCAGCCGCATCCCGGCGCGTGATCGTCGGCGATCAGGAGTACCATCTGGCGCAGGCCAGAGCGCGGGACGTGCAGTACGCTCTCGAGCCGCTCGACCGGACGGCGAAGGAGTTCGAGGGGAGGTGGGGCTGCGAGCGGCTCCTCCGTCTCGTCGCACCGGCCACAGCCGCGAAGGTCGGTGCCGTGCAGAAGCGCCTCGATGACGAAATCGCGATGAACAACGCGGAGGGCGTGGCTCGAGATGCGGCGATCATGCAGCGTGCGTGGCAGGCTATGGAGGACGAGGCACTCGCGGCTGGTCACGCGCCACAGCCGACCGGCGTCTGGTCGATCACGTGGAAGGGCGAGGCGTGGACCGTGGTGCTCGACAGGGCGGACGTTGACGCTGTCGCTCGTGCGGCGGACAATGCCGCGTGTGTCGTGTCGCTGAACGAATTGCTGCTGGCGTATAGCGAGTATCGGACGCGGATCACGGATGCGGTGAAGGCGACATTCGCAGGGGCGGAGGTGGTCGCGATACGGCAGACGAAACTCGGTCGTGAGATCGACGACGAGATACCGTTCTAGGAAGGCGCAGGACGGCTGCGCGTGCGGTTTAGGTAGGTGGGTATGGAAAACGTAGTGGATGCCGCTCAGCGGCGCTCTAATAGCGATACAGGGGTGGTCTATGGTCAGAGATGAGCTGGATGCGGTCGAGGAAGGGGTGGATGGAAACGCGAGTGAACGTAATGTTATAACATCCACAAAGATCGTAGCTGATCGGGACGAGAAGGGGCGCATCCAAAAAGGATCACGGGCGATGAATCCGGGAGGGTTCACGCGCAGGGAGATGGAGCTGAAGCGGGCTATCGACAAGCTCTCCGCACCGGCAATCGCCACGCTCGCACGGCTGCTCGAAAGCGATAACGCCGGTGCAGCGCTTGGGGCGGCCAAGGAGATACTCGATCGCACGCTGGGCAAGGTGCGCCAGCGCGTGGACGTGGACGTCGCAGTGGAACACACGCACGTCATGCACCTCGATGCGCTGCGCCGGTTGAACGACAAGGCACGCGCCACAAGCGAAACGATAACGATCGACCACGTCGCGTCCGAATAGGGCTTGCCTATGCGGGACGTGACGCGGGACAACGGATAGCGTCCCGCTAGATAGGCGATTGACATATGGGACGCAATGTCCGATAACGTCTAAGGCTTGGGGATGCGGGGGGGGAATCGGGTGGCGGGAACGCGCCAGACCCCCCCCGGCCCCCCGGCTGGCGGGGGCGGCTGCTGCAATGACCCCCCGCACCCCGTAC